CAGGCACCAAGTCGATCAAGGTCCTCATCAAGAAGAGGCCGACCTATCGCTACAAAAACTGGATGGGCACGCAGCACGTCATGCATGACGCGCTGTATGGCCGATCCAGCCCAATAACGATAGACAGGTCCCTTTGTGATCATACGAACCTTTAAGGGCTCAGGAAGTGCAACAGGTATCACGTTGTTTCCAACGAGATATCTATTCATATCTTCAACGCTAAACTCGTCAAAGACACTCGACTCATCGAGATAGTTGAAAGCACCCCCAGAAATTCGTTCAAATCTCTTTCGAACATTACGACAACCAAACCTCATGGCCTTCGAGGCCTGAAGCTGATACTCCACCTTACGCATCACGCGGAGCTGCTGGAGCCACACGGCATAATCACGGTAAGGACGAATTGCTTCGTTCTGACTATGATCATACCAGTGACTCTCAGAGCACCAACCGTTATAACATAGTGCGGGAGAACACTCCCACGTACAGCGGAGACCATGTGAGTTCATACTGAAAAGACGGCCATAGCCATCGATCTCACAAGGCTTACAATCAAGACAACTGCATCGTTGATCGTCGTAGATTTCATCATATACAAAAGAACGCGCATTCCAACTGGGATCAGAGTCAATCTCCGACATCCCTTCACGGTTAAAATCTTCTCTCTTCATGAAATAATAAGCACCCCCATTAGGACAAGAGGGCTTTGCCACGGCAAGCTCATCATTCTTTTCACAAAGAAAGTCACAATGGGAAGAAGTAGACGGAATTTTAAGTCTGTCTAACAACAACCCACGAGAAGATTTATTACCATAAATCTCGCGAACAGTACGAGTTACTTGTTCGCATAGAACGCGTTTCTTCTGGTTATCATCAAGTCGAAACCAATCATCCTCTTTTAATACAACACGACTCAATTCCATGTCATCAGGTCCATTCCAGGTAACTGGCTTGCGTGACTTTCCCAAAGTAACAGGGAGGTCATCACTAGCGAGCACAAGCTCGAATGGATGGACGGCAGGAAGAGCCTTCTTGAATTGAAGGACAGTATTGGCAACACCTAATACTCGACTACGGTAAGAAATGTCATCTTGCTCATAACCTCTTCTAATCTTGTGGATCATTGAAGTCCACCAAACGTGCCCGATCCCCCTAAGGGGACCAGACTCGAAACCAAAAGGAGCACTTGCGTGCTCCTTCTGATCAGTAGATCTAGAGAAGAAATTTGCAAGGTGATACTTCATCCAAGATGTAGCACAACCGAGATACCAGAATATTGTATATTTTCGTTCGAAATAATCCAGGGATCTAATCCAATTAGGATCCTGGAGATTCGTCTTATGGAAGAAAGGCAGACGTCGATTTATCACGTCAATTAATGTCATAATTACCCTTCTAGCTCTGAGACCAGCGCGACAGGCCTCATCCATAAGATCGTGATAGCGATACTCATATCGATCGAGTTCAATATCACGAAAACCTTTTTTAGTCTTAATCCTACCCATCCGCGGATGGCGACGTAGTTGACTAAAGTAGTGTGCCCCTTTGAGAAGGGGAGATGCCGACATAATCGCGTCGACATCATTTTCCAATCCTGGAAGAGCTTTATCCAGGAGGTCTAGGACGCTTTTACTAATCCTCTCTTTAGAAGCGCAGGGAGCTGACTTATATATCA